ATGTTCTGCCTTTCTATCATCGTCTATTTTTACGACTTCATCACCAGGATTTTGCATAGCTTTTTTTAACATAGCTGCATCCTCTACTGCTCCTGGAAACTTATCATAAAATCTTTTATCAGCATCCTTAACATCTTGAACACTAAAACTTTTTACTCCAAGTCTAGGTTGCTTACCTGTTCTTTTAAATGGGTTAGTCATCTTTTAAGTCCTCCGGTGTACTTAGTTTTTTATTCAATATACCTTGAAATACTGAGTGTGTAAAGGTAGGAAGCATCATCTCGCTTATAGGAGATTTAATATGGCCTGTAGACCACGAAATACAAGGTACTCCTTTCTCGTCCCATGCTACAAGAGCATAGCCTTTAATATCTATTTTATCAGTAATTTTAATACAAGCATCAGAAAAAGCATTAACTACTTGATCATCTTGTAGAGCTATTTTTTCTTTAGTAGTAGTCTTTCGAGGAGTTACACGAAAGGTATCAAGAGTAATAATGTTTGTCCTTGCGCAATTGTTTTCGTGTTTCATTGTCATCGTCCTCTGGATCATCGGGATGTAATACTAAAAATCCATCTCGAATCCTCATTAAAGCTTGTACTATTGTATCATGAATATCGTCATGTTTCCCATATGGGAATTGAGCACATTCTTCTATTACATCTTTAGTCCAATCTTGTTCCATTGTAAACACTAATCCACCCTCGAACATAGAGGCTACACTATGAGTTCTAGAGACCTTATCTCTTTCTGGAGTATAAGTAACTATAGGTACTCCCGACCTACGCATATCTTGTATTAAAGACTGGCCCGAAGCTCTTTTTTCAATTAATACTTGATCGGGCATCCATTCATAATAACTATCTTGTGCTCGTTTTCTTAAATCTGGATATTCTAATCTTTCTTTCCAACAATCTAATAATATGCATGCAGCATAAGGAACATTGTTCTCGTCCCTAGCTGTAAATACTCCCCACGTGCTACAAGCAGAATAGTCAGCAGAAGATTTTGTACTAAACGCAGTATCATAAGATTGTACAACATAACCTAAAGTAGGAATTTTATCTCCTTCGTAAATATTCCACCAATCTCTTTTAATAATACTTCCTTCTTCATTACTAGGACGTTGTTGATAAAGAGCTTGCCATACTCTTTCACCAACAGTGTTTTGTATTTTTTCTAAATCTTTTTTATTATAAGCCTCTGGCCATAACGCATTACCTTTATCATCTAGAGCTGGTAAGTCTAAAATCTTCCAGTCTTCTCCAGATTCATTTAAAATATATCCAGCTAAATCATCTTGATGCCATCTAGTTTGAATTACTATAATTTTACCGCCTGGTTGTAATCTAGTATAAGCTACAGACTTATACCAT